TGGCATTAACAGCCGTTGCAGTGGTGTTCTGGAGTGCATTAGGATCAAGACCGGATGAAGCTGCAGACACACCTGTTTTTTGATCGATTTGCGCATCAAAATACTCAACAGCAGAAAGTGTTTGCCCTGCAACAAATGGCACGGTTAAAGGCGTAACTGAGCCTCCGGCTTTTGTTCTTACAACACCGCCAATCTCGTTATTTAGGAAATCATCAACATTGACCATGCCCTCGACAATCTCGGTGCGAGGGTTATTGGTTAGTGCCACGTTATCGAGGACGCCACGGAGCATTGCTGTTGCTGCGTCTTGTTCCGAAAAGAGAATATCTGCAAGAGAGTTACCGACCCACGTATGCGGTTCTGGATCATGTTGAAACACGGCAAACGGTAGGTCACCCCACGGCTCATAATCAAGCAGTTCATTACTTCCACCACCAAGCAAAATCTTGTGCATCGACGGTACGCCTGTGCCGTCAACGTCAATCTTCATGTAGACCTCTGACACGATGACCTTGCGCATTGAGGGGTCTAAAGGTTGCTCATCATCATCTAAACTAAAGTTTTGACGCTCAAATCGCTCCTCATCTGAAAAGTTATCAGTGTCGTTACCCGTTAATTCAGACACGACATCAAAGTCATATCCCATTGCAACCAGATCACCTACTCGCATCTCGCGCTTATGGACAGCAGCATAGGCGTCTTCCAGGCTTGTCGCTTCTGAAGAAATAAAGAACTCTTCAGGGGGCAGGCTTTCTATTACAAGGTCGCCGTACTCTTCGGTTAGAGAAACCTTAACATCGTGAGTAATGCGCTCAAATTCTACGCCGGTCTCGTCAATTTCAAGCTCAATGTTTTCAGAGTGTTCAATGACTTCAACACGCGGATCGTTGACGATTAAGCTAAACTCTTCTTCAGGAAGGTCTTGGTGATCATAGGTCTCTGACTTCTTTTCCATGTTCCAGTAGCACTTTACAACACCGCACTTTTTTAGCAGCGAGTCAGCAAAGACATCAGATAGAACCTGGTAACCACCTAAGCTATTAAACTTATAGTTAACGTACTTGGTGGCCTGTTCAGCAAACTGCGCATCCTCGCGCCCTGTAGGAGCAAACTCAACCGGCTTATCAGTTGACAGAAAAACACGCATTAGACTTGGCTTTATGGCCCGTATCTTGTCGCGTATCTTGGTTGACACAACCCGGCTTCGGCCCTCTTCCTCACCAATATCGACCTTACCGTCATAGTACCGCTGCGCCTTAAGTCGATCATCTACCAGCTCTGAGTTTACAAAATCTTCTGCGTTGTCCACCGCATCCGCTGCAATTGACTTAATGTCATCTTCTGTTAGCTTTTTAAGTTCCATATATTTTTTCCACGAGAAAGACCGCCAGTTAAGACGGTTAAGTGTTGGTTGTTACTGTGTTTATTCTGCTAGTAAACCCTGAGACTGTCGCTGCACTATATTTCTATTTGCCATTTCTATGTTTTGAGCAATTTTTGTTAACTTGCGCGTAGCATCCCCTGCAAGAGTGTCGTCTGCTAACGCCCTCAAAACAAAATTAGGGTCTTCAGAAAACAAAACTCTTACCGCCGTTTGAGCCTGTTCTGGTGTTAAACCTAACGCCTTTGGTTCTGGTAAAAACTTTCTTGCAAGTATGCCCATTGCAGCTAACACATTGCCTTGGTTTAACTGAGCAGTAAATGTTGCAGCTTGGCCTACATTATCAAGGTTTTTTTGCGCTTGCGTTGCCGCATAAGTTATTGGTCCTTTGGTCAAATTCGCTGCTTTTTTAGCTTCTTGCGATCTTCCTGCTGTTGCTAGATCATCAATTACACCGCTTGCTTTATTTTGCGGCAAAATAGCTTGCAATACTTCATTAGGGTTTTTATTTGATCGATCAAGACCACCAGCAATGCCTGGAAAACTTTCGCTACTGCGTGTCATTTGGTTGCGAATACCCATCTGCATTCCAGCCCTAAAACCAGTTTGCTCCTCTGGACTCATTTGGGCTAGAACAACCTCTATTTCATCGGCTGGTTTTGTGCTCATTGACCTGCCAAGCTTTACTGCTGAGTCAACCGCTTCACGACTTGCAAAGTCTGCCCTAACTGCCGCTAATTCTGGACTCAAATTATCAATGTCTTTACGCAATCGATTAGCCACAATTTTTAGCTGCCGACCTAAATCGGGATCACCTGCGCTTGTTTCAAACTCTTTACGCGACATTGTTTCAATACGTCTTAAAAGCTTTTCCGCATCTTGTAATTTTGGTTCACGCGAGAAATTAACAATGTCTTTGCCAGTTTCTTCATTCTTAACAATTTTAAAAAATGGCGTTGTTGTCTCATCGTTTACATAAAGCTCAGACAATTTAGATCGCGCCTTCGGATTTTTTTGTAAAATACCTTTCATCTTGTCAGACAGTCCTTGTGGCACAGAACCTTGTGCTTTTGCAAAGATTTTTTCGTATTCGACGCCCTGACTAGCCTTTAAATCATCACTGCTTGTTTGCAAGGCACGTAATACATTTGCATCATCAATGTCTGGTGCTAAAGCCTCTCTAACTGACTTGTTTGCTTGATCTAAAGTACGTGCAGCACGAGCAGTTGCGGCATTTTTTACATCGCCTGCAGCTTCGTTACCTTGGCTTGCAAGAACTTTTAAAATTGGTGATAGCTGATCATCTTCAGCCATTACACCGCCACGCCTTATGTCATCTATGGTCTCATCTAGCGTTTTACCAGTTGTTCTCATTTGTTTGACAAGAAACTCTTGCACAGGACCAACATATTCATCACCTGCGACACGCCTTGTTTTTTCCATTAACTTTTTAAATCCGCTACCAACTAAAGCGCCTGCACCACCTAACAATTTTGTGCCTGCCATTGATGCGCCAGCACTTATCCCAGCATCCTTCGCTACCCCTAAGATGTCATCCTCTTCTGAATAACCAGCACCTGCAATTGCTCCTGCCGTAGCCGCAGAACCTAAAGTATTTTTTCCTGCACCGATAATATTTTTAAACGTATTTCCCATACGGGCAATGTTTGCTGTACCAGCAGCGGTTGTTGTACCACCAGTACCGGCGCCCCCAATTATTAACGCTGCAGTTGGTATCAATCCGCCAATAACTTCAGCTGTGATTGCTGTACCAGGATTATTAGCCTGAAATTGCTTTATTTGCAGTCGCAATTGATCTCGCATTTGTGCATATGTTTTTGGATCGCTAGTAAATTTTGATAGACCAGAACGAATGCCTGCCTCTATCTCTTCACCAGAACCCATAAACAAACCTTGCCCAATTAAGCTTCGACCTATATTGCCTAAATAAGAACCTTCTGGCACATCTGTTTGATCTTCTACATTTTCAGATTCAATTGTCCACGGGTCTATCGTAGGGTCTTCTATTGTCCAAGGCTTTTGATTTTGCATGTTATTAATTTACCTTTTCCCAATTGCTTTGTACGGTGCTGTCACCGCCAAGATACTTGTAGCCATTTTTTATATCGCCCACATTAAATTGCGACAATGCTGTGTAGAAGTCTGCCATTTTAGGCTGTGGTCCTCTGTATCCTCGTAACGTATAATTTTCTTCAAAATAATTAGCCATTGCCTGACGTTGTTCACGAGCAATTTCCATTTGCCGATACAGTTTATTAAGACGGCGAGCGTTAGCTTCAGGTGGTAACAGTGGGTTGTAAGCCCTTGAAATTAACTGCTCTCCCTCCTTTTGCGCAAACTGTGCTCCTAAAATTGTTTTTAGGTTTCTTTGAACAACCTCTTGCACCATTTCTTTTGCGTTTTCGGCATCTGGGTTGACTAATCCTAACAACCCCAAATTATTCAGCATACCTGTCATTGGACCTGTTAGCTGCTCGCCTGACTCTAGCTTTTGCAAAACAGTATTAACCTGTGCCACGTTAGCGGCCATATCTGCACCGCCGCCTCTAGTCCAATCTAAATGGTCTTTGGCGTAAGCCTCGTCCAGTGCCTCTAGCCCAGGAGGCAATTTTGGAGCAGCGTTATTATTAACGGTTGTGCCGCCGCCGCCAATTCTGCTAATTTTATCTCCTTCTGGCCCAGATGTTACATTAAACATAGCGCTTGTATCGTAAACGCCGCCATTAGCACTAGCATTTAACTGTGCGCCTGATTGCTGGGATACTGAGCTTGTCGGTTTCATTTGGTTGGTTAAAAAGCTCCCTAGAATCTCTTTTACCATGCTAGGATTAGCTTCAATTGCTGCCGCTGCTTGTTGCGCCATTGGGTTGTTGGTCTGTCTTTTTAAATAGGCTACGGTATCATTTGTAGTTTTCGTCATCTGCCTGCGTTCTTGCGCCTGCTTAATGGTATTAGCTGCTGTTGCCGCCATAGCCTGATCAGGGTTTAATCGCATCGAGTTTAGGCCCATCGTTAAACGCGCCATCTTCTCAGGATCATTTTTAAAGTTAGTGATACCTGCGCCAAGGCGATCCAAAAGGCCCATCTCTTCTTCTTCTTTGTTCATTCCACCAAACATCATGTTACGCGCCTCCCATAAACTTCATTGCCATCTCTGCTAATTTTGACTTTTTTTCATCATCAGCACTAAATTCTCCAATACTGTCTAGCAATCCTTGGCTTACGACAGGCGTCATTTGATGCGCAACTGGGTTTATTGCTTGTCCACCTCTAGTTACTTGACCTGCAATCGGCTGTATTGGGGCCATGCCTTGATAGTTCTTAAATGCGTCCTGCATTCGGTCCATCACGCTTACTTCTTGAGGCGGTGGCGCAGGCATAGGAACGTCAAGATTGACCTGCGGCATTACACCGGTCATGTCATGGTTTCCAGCATCTTTCTTAGCTTGCGCCATCAATAATTCAGCAATCTTGCGCTGCTGCTCTTCTTGATCATTGCGAGGATCGTACATTTAAAGCTCCTGTAGGATTTCGTTGTACTTAACTGCCATGTATCCAGAGTCGGTATGCACGACTGCACTTGGCATGATTTTCTCAACCTCTTGGGCAAGAACACCAATGTGCATGTTATTTGCCAAGCCCTTCTCTACTGCCTCGTCGGTCCAATCCCATGTGTAA